ACTGAGTTTGTTTCAACACATGTTCGAGTGCAAAGAACGTTCTCCATATCCATCACCCAGGCGGCAGCGGTGATTACAAGTAGTTGGCGTTTTGGCTTTGAATATGATGAACTTGAAGTTTATCCGCTTGATGGTGACTATACAATGGATGTCGATGTGTACTGTGGTGACCAATATTATCTGAATGGCTCACCGACACACTTTGACCAAAAGCCTTGGTACATTCAATCAACTGCAGGTGAAATCTTCAATTATTACACAGCAACAGCATTTAACACGGGTGCTGCAAATGCAAGACTTGGCTATGTAGAAATTGATTATGTGTATAACGAAGGCGATGAGGGCATTACAAATCACATGACTGGCAATGTTCGTATAAACAGCACATATGCAATAACGTTTCAACAATTGAATGTGTATTTCTAACCCATGTACTGCACTGACATATTAAGTGTTCTATTAGGCATTGATGAGTTGCTCGGTTTGACATTGACAGTCCATCGACACATTACGCCATCATATGCTTCCATCAATGCAATTTGAACTTGATTTGATGTATATGTTGCAATGTCAAATGCAGTAGTATCACCTTGAATGTTGTCAATTGATATTGATGCTACGCCAACATTTTGTGAATTTGTTTGAACATCATTTATGTATGTGTATTTCCAGTATTGTATTTCAGCATAAATGACGACATCAGTATATGGTGTCATCATTAAACTCGTGCCTGCTAATGATGTCACAGAATACACATATCTAATCACCGCTGCCGCCTGGGTGATGGATGCAATATGCCTGACGGATATGATGACATTTTGACTTTTGACAACATTGTGTTGAAGCATTTGAGCAACAACATTTGAGCAAACAACATTTGAACAAACAACATACATGAGTTGTACTTGGCTCATGTCTTTTCAAGTTCAATGACCTGGCTTTGTGAAAAGCTGGGTCATTTTGCGTTTGTTGTGAACATTTGCTACACAAACAAAAACTCCAAGAACATTCACATGCTCTTGGAGTCAATCAACTTGAAAAGACATGAGCTAAGTGCAACATTGTTGTGCACGTCCCATGTTATGTAATTGCAATCAACAAAGAATGCTTCAACACAATGTTTGTAAGTACATCAAATGTTCTTCTATATCCGTCAGGCATTTTGTATCCGTCAGGCATTTTGTATCCGTCAGGCATTTTGTATCCATCACCCAGGCGGCAGCGGTGATTACGGACGCCTACACCATTATTGAAGATAACTGGGACTCAAATTTTACACCATCAAATAGACATCATTTACTTACTGTTAAGTTGAAATATGCAAAAGTATTAAATGGCTCTATAATAGAAGAACGTTTTTTGCCAAACACTCAATGGACTTGTACAGGTACAATGGCAAACGGCGACTATTGGACTGTCAACACGTTTAATGCATCGGCTGATGATAAACGTAATGCAATTGTTTCACTTAGGTCAGTGCCACAATACTTTGCTGTTGACAACATTGAAGTCCGCAATAGCATGAGTAGTGATGTTGCAAGATTTTCGTGCTCATTCAGTAAAGTGTGATTGATTACGACAACTTATACTGTCGCCTTGATGACTGGTTTTAATGTCACCTTGGTGAATGTTTTTAATGTCACCTTGGTGAATGTTTTTAATGTCACCTTGGTGAATAAGTCGCAGACATGTTTATTGTAGTGTGCAATGTGTGATTGTCTTTTGGCGAATTTGCATACACATCTGCATATATGACAAGTTGTCCATACTGTTCATAATCACCGGCATTAGCAGTGCCAATTGAAGTTCCAATTGAGCCATACATGTTGGTAGCATGTCTATCTGACTCGATTACTGAATATGGTGTCACACGTTGACTATGTGTTTGATGCCCATTTAACGCTTCATAATATTTTGTTGTATATGTTGATGACCCTGAAGTTGCCGGCGCAATGATGTTGAAGTTACTTGGCGTGTCCCAGTTGCAGCCGATGTACGTGGTAATCACCGCTGCCGCCTGGGTGATGGATATGGAGAACGTTCTTTGCACTCGAACATGTGTTGAAACAAACTCAGTCAACTTTGTTGCACTACATGCAATCAAGTGCATTGAATGACGCTGAAGCATGCCTACATATTATAACAAAATACACATAACTTTCAATCACATATCAACAATCATGAGCAACAAAACTTTCAATGCAACTTCGCTTTCAAGCAAATCCCATTCAACTCGGTTTGTCAATGAAAGCAAAACTGCAGAACTGTATTCACATGTTTGGGATGACGTTTTGTCTGTTGAAGACAAACTCAACATTGCCAAACAACTTGGACTGCACTTGACAAACTCAACTGCAAAATTGGCATTTGCAGACCTTTATGACGACAAAGACATTGATGCTGCTTGGCAAATTGTGTCTGCAAAGTTGGATGAGTCACACCTGATGAACTTGGATGTTGCAACAAAAATGTTTGCAGAAACTCACAACTTTGATGAAGGCGTCATTTCATGGGTTGTCGGCGCACTTGTAGCACGCAAACTCTGGCAAAAGTTGTCAAAGTCGTTCAAAAACAAGATTTTGAAAGCTGCAGGAGTGCCTCAGCAAAAATTTGACACATACAATGGATTGCCAATTGATAAACTTCCAATTGCATACAAAGATGCTGTCAATCAAGTGCTTAGAAAGCATGGAGTCAAAATTGACGAGTCTGAAGATGACTGCACACATATACATGTGTCTAACTATATTGACATATTGCAAGCCGCTCAAGAGTCTGTCAAACAAGACTTGATGCATCACACAAACTTGGTTGTCAAAGCAACTGAGAATGCTGTGCAGCCTGATACCTGCAACAATGTGCCAATGTGCATTCCCATCACATTTGATGATGAACTCAGAAGTCTCATCAAATCAAAGATTGGCAGCAATGCTTGGTTTATCAAAAACGAAAGTGGCATAAGTTTGCAACAACAAGTTCAAGAAATTGCAGGCGTACAATTTGAAGAAGCTTTGCGCATGAACACAAAAGATGTTGATGTTGCAAGATTGTTTGCAATGTTGAAACCTGAAAAGCAACAACAACTACTCATGCTGCTGAATCGTGCAGACCTGCTTGTTGAGTCATTTGACGACAATCTTGCTGCAATTGCTGAATTTGCAAAGCACAAAAAGCTTGACCAGATGACATTGATGTCGCTAACCATTCAACATGGATATGACATTGCATCAGCAATCAACTCACAGGATGAAGCTGCAATTGCAAAAGCATATTCAAACATGTCAAGAACACAACGCAACATGCTGCATGACTCACTTGACATCAAATTTGTTGTGGAGTCTGTCAACAAACAAGCAACTGTTGATGCACTTGCAACTGCTTTGCACAACAATGATGCATTGTTCAAGACTTTGCTGCAACATTACAAGCTCAAAAACTTGACAGCAACTTCATCTTTAGAAGACATCAAAGCATGGTTGAGTCACAAAACATCTGAAGACCTTGTGTCAATGTGCAGACTTTGCAATGTTGGCATTGTATCTGAAGATGTCAACTTGAATGAAGATGGCTCAAAGTCTGTCATTCAAAAGAAACCAAATGGCATGTGGGGAATTTTGGGCAAAGACAGAAAGACATTCTGGGATGCTGACTATGACACTGAAGAAGATGCAAAGAAAGCATTGGCTGCATATCATGCGAACTTTGTCAATGAATCACTGTCAAATGACGGCAAAATCATGTACAGTTCTGCAGGAGTTGCAAGTCAGACAACATCAATCAAAGCAATTTTGAGTTGGCTCTGCTATGATAGCTGTCAAACTACATATGCAGATTGGACTCAAGCACAACTTTTGAATGTGTCATTTGACACAGACTTTGATTTCAAGCAATTGAAAGTTGCAACAGTCGTTTCTGCTGATGGCACACCAAAACTTGACGGCATCATGATGCCAACTGTTGCACCAAGTGCATTCAAGTCTGGCTTTGTTGCACAACTATTTGACTCAACAGGACATTCAATGCTTGTGTTTGTTGTTGATGGCGAGTGGTGCATTGTTGACAATTCAGATGTGATTGCAGAGTTCTTCAAACGTGCAGCAGTTGTTGATGTTGTGTACAAAGCATCTGCAAACTTGCCAAACATGTTGCCAAGTCTGAAACGTCAGCCATCAAATGACATTGCTCTTGTCAATCTGTACCAGATTTGCAAAAGAGCAGACTCAACAAACAACTCATCTTCTTCATTGGTTCATGCAAAGCAACAGTTTGAGTTGCAAGCAAGTCCAAGCATTGCAAAGAACTCAATCGCATATCCGTCGCCAAAAGAGTTCTTGTCATCAATCAAAACGCTAACAATTGTGCCTGACAATGAACTTCTAATTGTGAACGTCAACAACAAAGAACTTGTCTATGCAAATGTTGCAAAACGTTGGTACAAAATTGCAAGTCCAGAACAGATTGATGTGTTGTTTGCAAACATTGCTGATGTTGATCTGCCAAAAGAAGATGTCACATCAATGTCACAAGCAGACATCAACTCAATCTTGTCAATGTGGCAAATTGCAAGTCCTCTGTCAAAAATTGCAAGTGTCAGAACAAAAGCGGCAAAACTTGAAGTTCTAAATGTAGACAAAGACATTGTTGAAGTTGTTGACATTGTGCCAAATGTTGATGTGCCTGCAATGTTGTCAAAGATTGAAGAGTCAGACAACATATCCTTCAAACTGTCATTCATGTATGATGGCAAACTCTATCAATTGAACGTTCAAAGTCAACAAGATTTGACAAACAACTTCAAATTTGTTGACACTCTTTGTCAAGCATTTCAGATTTGACATTGCATCTACAACTGCTCATGAATGTTTGAAGCCTCTCAAATTTTGAGAGGCTTCTTTTTGATGGTGACGATGAAGAGCAAATGAAGTTGTTGGAGAAATTGTGCAATGGAAAATTGAACAATAGCGTTTGAATGTGTAGAGCAATTGAATGTGTAGAGCAATTGAATGTGTAGAGCAATTGAATGTGTAGAGCAATTGAATGTGTAGAGCAATTGAATGTGTAGAGCAATTGAATGTGTAGAGCAATTGAAGTTGATGTGCAAGCAATCTAAACAAGTTTCAAAGGCACATTTTCATATTTGTTGTTATAATATTTCAAACATAAAACTTCAACAGCATGGCACGAAAAAAGAACTTAGAAGCAGAACGCAACAGAATGTTGCAAAACAGTTCTGAAATTGCAGAACTCATCAAGCTTGACCCAAACGCGGACATCAAAACAAAAGCAAACTTGATTTTGTCTGAAGCAGACAAAACAATGACGGAGATTTGTGAGAAAGCAGACTCAATTAAGATTGATGGCTGGAATGAGGTTGCAGAATTGCTTGCAGACACTACATTGATTGACAAATGGTGGTTCTTAGAACTTGTTGACGTTTGCAAAGACATCATGCTTGGCAAGTCTCGAGAGGAAATTGCTGAAAAGAAATTGACCGGCATTGAAGATTTGTCTGATAGACTTGCAAAACAAGCTATCATGAAGAAGCAATTCTATCAAGACATGCAAAATCAGACAAATGAATTCTCAAAACTTGCATTTGCAGACATTGAGATTGACAATCCAACTGATGCTCAACTTGATGACAATGATTACATGCAATTGCCTGATGATGTCAAATCAATCATTGACAATTGTGCAAAGACTCGCAATTACATCAACACAATCTTGTGGCCAAGACTTGACAAGTTTGCAGACTGTTTTGCAATTGAGTGTCAAGCAGAACCATGGGAATTCCATGACTTGCTCAAGTGGTATCACTATCGACAAGGCGGCTATCCATTGCCAGGTTCTGCACCAAAATTGTGGAGCATCATCAACAAGTTTCAATATGCTATGAGACAAATGGACAGATTTGGCATTGACTTTGGTCGCCAATATTGTGAAAGAGCAGGCTTGCAATTTGAGTTTGTGCATGAATGCAGAGATGAGTTTCACAATTGGGATTTGTGATGCGCAATTTCAACAACTTCAACAATTTCAACAACTTCAACATCATGACTACAACTCAACAAATTGCATTGCTCAAAGACAAACATTTTGCAGCATGGGTTACAACAAGACAACAAGTGTTCAATGAATTGTCTGACAAGCAAGGAATGTTTTGCATGTGTGGCAAACTTGCAACAGGCATGCATGAACAGAACTGCTCAAGGTTCAACAAACAAGTTGACAAAACAACTCTTTCAAGACTCAAACATTTGATTTGACATGCAAACAACATCATATCAACTTCCACAATTTAATTTGGCTCAACAAGCAAAAGATGTTGCATGCTGCATCAAACAATTGCAAAGCATGTTCAACAATTGGGTTGTGTTGACACATGCTACTACACTCAAATGGTCAACTGCATGCACTCAAGTCAGTGTATTACATCGCAAAACTTCTGTACAGCCTGCAATGTTCAACAATTCAGTGGTGCTGCGTCAGTGGTCTGATGCAATGGAAGATTTGTTGACAATCTCAACAAATATTCAAGCAAATGTTGCAATGACATCAAACAATGCATCAAAACTTGACCAAGCAATCAAGACATTCAAAGCATTCAAAGTTGCTTTGCAAATTGTTAGTCAACGCAAACAGATTGAGAAGCCAGGCATTGTTTGCCATCATGCATTTGTTGAGCAAATTGAACGAAAAGAAGAGTACAATCCACACACAGATGAACAGCATTTTGACACATGGTGCAAAATTTGTGGAGCACATTTGAACTACATTTGACAACATTCAACAACATTTTCAACATCATGACATTTCCTCATCAAGTTTCAATAACAACAGGCAAACAAATCTTGTTCGACTTCATAAACAGTCATGAAACATTCACGACTGCTTTGATTGTCGCAACATGTTCAAAATATCCTGACTTCATTGCATACACAACTCTCAACAAGACTTTGCGCATGCTTTGGCTTGCTGGGTACATCAAGAAAACTGCAAGAGCAACATGGTCAAGAACTCGAAACATACCAGACACATTGTCAATCAGCAAATTGACTGATGAAGCATATGGGTCTGGCGATGATTATGCAACATATCATCAAAACTCTGAACGCATCAAGAAAGAGTCAAACAACACATTTCAATGACATCAACTTCAAAATCAAAACATCATGTACGACACAACAAATGCATATGACAGCTTGTACTACATGCAACTTGAAAGTGGCAAGTTTGTCGCAAAAGCAACAGTAGTTTCTGCAAAGGCAGCAGTCAAATTCACAAAGAAGTCAGATGGCTTCAAAATTCCTGTGTATGTTGTAGCAGACAAATCATACCCAATCTTTGATGGCAAACAAGGTTGGATTAGAAAAGCTCATGCAAATGCAAGTCAATTTGCTGCAATCAAAGCATATGAGCAAAACTGTCAACAAGCTTGGCAACAACAAAATGAAGAGTTTGAGCCTGAAGAAGATGAAACAAATGACTCAGATGGCTTCTTTGGTTATCATGAACACAATTTTGCAAATGATAGAAATTCTGGTCATGTTGTTGGCTGAGCTTGTTTGCGGTGTTGTGCTTGCAATGATGTGTTGCATCACTGTTATCAGCTGGTCAATTGCATGGTCTCAGTTCAATGATTGCTACAAGTCAATGAGACAACATGCATCAGCAAAACATCATTTTGCAAGACACAATGTGTGTAGAGTCAAGCAAAGACATCACATGTTTGTTGTGCAAGTTTGTTGTGCATCATTTGTGCTGTTTTGCATGCGCAAGAAGTTGTGGATTGATGTCGTTGACTTAAATGGCACAACATTGACATTCTTGACAAGACAACGTGCTCAAGAATGGATTGACGCATGTAAGAATGCTTGATGAGTACAAGTTGACATGTTGTTGAACATGTTGTTACAAAATATTGCAAAATGCAACATTTTATCAAAATGTTGATATGCGTGTCATATAAGTCATAAATTGTAAATTTATGATTAAAAAAGATGTTAAATGCATTGCAAATTTGACATGCTTGTTGTATTATATTCATATAAAAGAAAATAAATTTACATGATACTCATATAACAAAATATAAAAGCAACATGAAAGCAACAACATTCAAATCAATCTTGACAAATCAATCTTCAACAAGCAAACAAATTGTCACAGCACTTCTAAACAACAAGACTGACAACAATTTGGCTACATGGAAGCAACACATTGTCACACTATATGACATTCAAAAGATGCTTTCAACAAACATAGCATCAATCAAATCAACTCAATGGTGCTACAGCCATTGCATGCAAGATGAACCTTACACAGTTCTGACATTTGACAAGCAAACTTTGCAATGCATAGCAATTGCAGTCAGGACAGATAAGTTCAATGATGACTATGTTGAACCATGTCACACATCATTTCTTGACAAATTTGACATTGTTGAACAATGGGATGACATCATGGAGCAGCCTGACATGTACACACATGTTGTCATAGATGATTGCATGTTCTCAGAACGTCAATGTCATCATTCAATGACTGCTGATGCATTCCAAGCACGCCAAGTTGAACATCTCCAACAAAGACGTCTTGAACAACTTGTGCAAATCAAGTTGGCAAAAGCAATTTTGGAATGTGCAGACGTTGACACACTTGAAAATGCATCTGCAAACAACAAACTCATTGATGCAGATACATTTTTAACAGCTGTCATCAACTCATACAATGCTTTGTGGCCAAAGATGCAAGCAATCAATCCTGATTTGAAACACATCACAAACATCAGCTTTTCGCCATCAATCAAAGACTTTGAGTTTGACAAAGACACCAACAAGCTGTTTGTAGATATCAAAATGCCTTGGACTGCTTCAACAATTAATGGAGAACTCATCACATACAAGTACAGCGATTTGCTACCAACACCTTGTAGATTTTTTAGTGATGAAAATGAAAGCACAAGATTGCTGATTGCAGCAGTAGTAGCATTGCTCAAATGCATGTTGCAAGTTGAACCTGTAATTGGCAGATTGTCATACAATCAAAATGATATTCATTACATCTTGCAAAACATTGCATGTCAACAACATTTTGACAGAGGTTTGTTAGAACAATTCAACTTGTACAACACGTTTGGATTTACTAAAAGATTGATTTGCAAATGACGCACACTTTGTCGAATTCATATTTAACAACAACTTTTGAAACAATCTCATGGACATAAGTAGATATAGAAAATTAACAGATATTGAACATATCATTCAGCGGCCGGCGATTTACATAGGGAACATGGAGTTCACTGGTGAACGTGAAGTTGAACGATATGACCCAACACTTGATAGACCAATTTATCGTGAGTACAATGCAGTTGGCTGCGACTCTTTGAACACAATGTTCAATGAGCTCATCAACAATGCATTTGATGAACGAGTTCGAGGCTTAGATGAACACCGAAGTCAAGTTGTAGACCACATATCTGCAATTGTTTGTCCTGCAACAGGCAAAATTGCAATGTGGGACAATGGTGGCATCCCAGTTGTCAAGCATCCTGAGTATGATGAGTGGCTGCCTGAAATGTTGTTTGGCGCTCTTCGGTCTGGCTCAAACTTTTCAGATGACAGAGGCACTGTTGCAGGCACAAATGGCGTTGGTGCATCACTTGTCAATGTCATGTCAAAGCAATTCAAAATTGTGACTGCAAAAGATGGCAAGCAATTTGAATGCACATGGCATGACAACATGTCTTCAAAATCTGATGCAATTGTCAAGAATTGCAAAAAGTCAGAACACTTCACCTACATTGAAGCACATCTTGACATGGAAAGATGGGAGCTTTCACCTGGTGAAAAGCTTGAGGCATTTCCGCAAGATGTTGTAGACAAGTGGCTATCAAGATGCATTGAGACTGCTGTCATGGGTTCAGATGTCAACAATGCTTTGATTGTTGAGTTCCATGAAGAAGATGAGACAGGCAAAGATGTCAGACACTTTGAATGGTCATTCAAGCATTTTTGGGAATACAAAGATTTGTGGCAGCACACTGAGCAGTTTAGAGGTGATGAGAACTTCAATGAAGCAACTGGTCAGCTCAACTATGCTTTTGAAATTGGCCCAAGTCGACATGGCTACTTTGAAAGCTTTGCACTTGTCAATTCAATTCGTTGTGACTATGGCAAGCACATGGACTTCATTGCAAATGTTTGTGCAGACTACATCATCGATCATTTGAAAGACAAGCATGGTTATGACATGTCAAAGCAAAAGAAAGACATCTTCAAGCACATGTCAATTTTGTCAATGTGGAACATTCCCAATCCGGCATTCACAACACAAACAAAAGAAACTCTTGCAACACCTACATCAAAATTTGGCTTTGACATCAACATTTCTGAAAAGCTCAAGAAACATTTGCTCAAAACTGAGTTGCTTGATCGCATTTTGACTGAATGCAAAATCAAGAAGCAACTTGAAGAAGAGAAGCAACGAAAGAAAGAGCAAAAAGAAATGAACGACAAATTGACTGTCAAAACAAAACAGTTCTATGTCAACAAACTTGTAGATGCTTCAAAGAAAGGCGACAGAACTGGCTGTGAGTTGTTCATTGTTGAAGGCGACTCTGCTTCTCAAGGTTTGCGAGCATATCGAGATGGCTTGATGCAAGGCTATTATTGCATGCGAGGCAAATCAATTGGCAACACATATTACGAAAATGAAAAAAGACTCATCAACAAGCCAGAACTTGCAGGCTTGATGCAATCAATTGGTCTTCGATTTGGTCAAAGAGCTGATGCAAAGACTTTGAGATACACAAGAATTTCCATTTTGACAGATGCTGATGTTGATGGCGACTCAATATGTGCAATGATTTCATTATTCTTCTTGAAGTTTTGGCCAGAACTTTATGAGCAAGGCATCATTCAACACATCATGGCACCGCTTGTAGTTGCAACAAAGGGTCAAGACAAACTCTACTTTTACACTGCAAAAGAGTTTGAAGCATCTGAGCAACAATTGGTTGACAACAAGTGGAGACTTGATTACAAAAAAGGTTTGGCTGCAATGACTTCTGAAGAGTTTGAATATATGCTCAACAATCCTGTGCATGAACAATTTGTTGCTGATGACTTTGCATGGCAAGCATTTGATGCATGGTTTGGCAACAACTCAAATGTTCGCAAAGAATTGATGGGCTTCGAAAATGTTTGACATCATGAAAAAGACACAACGTTTCACTACAACTCAACAAATTGTTGAGCATTTAAATGCAACATATCCAACAGGCAGCTTTGTAGTGTTCAGCAACAAAGCTGCAAGAGCAACTCATTTTGCAATCATCAAGGGCTTTGTTGTTGACAAGAACCCAATGTTTGTTGAGCCGCATTTTGTGCTTTACAGTTCAGAAGCGTCTGACCCAACAAACAGACCACTCAAGTTCTTAAGAGATTGCGCAAGATTTGCTCTTGCAAACAGCATTGCAATTGACAGTTTTAGACCAATGACTGTTGATGAAGCATGCAAATTTTATGACAGCATGCAATTGTGCAAACTGACATTTGACCCATTTGACAACAAAATCAAGCCATTTCAATGACAACAGAAAACGCATTGCAAAAATTTGTGTCTGCAAACAACTGGTCTGCATTTTTGAAGCAACCTCTTGTAAACATTGTCGAAATTGAACATTTTGCAGAAAACATTTACATCAAAGTTGGTAAACATGAGTTTGACTTGATTGCGGTTGACTTTGAGCCAGGCACAGATGCTCTTTATAGAGTGTCAACATTTGACAGCAGGTTCAAAACATCTCAATCATTGACTCAACAACAATGCATCGACCACATCATGTCAATTTTGTTTGATGAGTGGATGCAACTTGTTAGCATTTTTGATGCAACTCAAGGTGTCAAACACATGCATGCAAGTCACATGTTTGATGCAGCTCAATCATTTGAAGTCAAAAAAGAACTTGCAAGACAACAACATGTTGTTGATGCACAACATTCAAATGATATTTGTGAAGCTGAACTGCAACAAGCAATTGAGCAAAGAAGAGCTGCTGACAGAGCTCGATATGCTGCAAAGAAGCTTAGCAAACAGACATCTACAAAACAGTCAAAAGCAGTCAAACAAGCACAACAAACAAGCAAAGTTTGCTCAACTGTCACTGCAATCAAAGACACCATTGAACAATCAAAACAATACTTGCACATCAAATCAAGCAGCATGTCAAGAGACATGAAAAGATTGTATCAGCAGCAAGTCATTTTCAAATGTGTTGGCATTGATGGCTTCAAACAATTTGAAGTTGCTGAAGTTATGGGAGTCACTCAAGCAACTGTCAGCAACAAAATCACATGTCTATGGGAATTGTACATGAAGTCTTTTCAAGAGTTTGTTGAGTTTGTTGAGTCATGTCCAAAAGACTGGCAACTTGATATTGCAAAAGCATGTGAAGTGTTGAAGCAGATGAGGAATAGACACTGACGCTAACACTTTTACATATAATAACAACAAATCTTTACAAGACACGACATGTCTATCATATCACATAAAAAACTTCTTGCAATTGCTGCATTGACATTGTCAAGTTTGTCAGTTGTAGCTTGGTTTGCATTAGACTTTGCATGGTTCAAATTCTATGACATGCACCAAATTGCATTGTTTGACCACAAACAAGAATTTGTCAATGCAATTGTTGGCGATGCTTCAACAACAAACAAGTTTGACATTGTAGAACTTGACATACTAAATGACCAAGTAGTTGTCATGACATCAGCAGAACTTTGCATTGCAGCAGTCATTGGCTGCACATTGTTGTGCATGTCAAATTTGTTTGCACTTTATGTGACAAAAATTCAGACAACTACAAAGCAACTTGATGTTTGCAAGCAATTCAAAGTCTTGTCTTCAAAACAGACATTTGCTGCATGCATTGTTTGGCTTGCTTGTTATGCATTGCTAACAATGCTATCAGGCTGGCAATGGAGTTTGCTATGGTTGTTTGCAAACATTTGTTTGATTGCATTGATTGAAAGCATTGGTTTGCTTATGGTGAACAAACAAAACAAGTTCAGTCATTGAATGCAGTGTAGTTTTTCCTGTCTACTTGCATTTGAAAGATGGTGTTCGCAAAAGAGTTTCATAAAGATGGTTTCAATGACTGAATGAGATTACTGAAGCGTCGGTAATTGGAAGTGCTCAGATGAAAGTCTGAGCACTTTTCATTTTGTTCAATAATGTGTTATTTTGTTCAATAATGTGTTATTTTGTTCAATAATGTGTCATTTTTGTGTTAACATGTATTAAAATCATTGCAAATGTTGCCAAACTGTAGTACAATTCACATATAAAAATTAACAAAAACTTCAATATCATGGCAACAAATTTACAAAAACGGAATTTAGGAAACTTGGATTACACAGTCAAAACTTATCAACAGTTTGGAAACATCAAACGTTACACAGGAGAACCTTTTACAGTATTTGACTTTGGCATGGTTGAAAATCTTGATGGCAAAAAAGTACATGTAGAAGCAGTCAAACTTACAAGAACAACTTGTACTGTATATGCAAATGGTGAAGACCTTGGCCCATTTGAATCAACCGACAACCTGATGGTTGAATTCAATGAACGAATTGCATACAAGCTTATCAATTCAATAAAAGATGCATTGTTTGAACATGTACACAATATAGAAAACACTAAGGTTTACGTTTCAAATCCCGACTTGGATGACCCAAACCGCAAACAAATCATGGACAATGCAAAAGCATATTGGTCAATCAATTCAGGCAGGTTCAACAAATTGATTGATGACAATCTTAACACAACAACGGCATTCTACAAACAAGAACAGATACCTGGTGGACTAATCAAACACACCAAGTTCCGCATATCAAACATCAAAACAAAAACAGTCAACATAGATGAGTCATATTTGATTGAGGATGCCAATGGACAATGCATCAAACCTGAAGCATATGTCAAAACAATCTCAAAAATTGAACATGATGCAATTGCATGGTGGCTAAACTTCAAACAATTCATTGGCATGGATGCATTCAACAATCCAACATCAGAACACTTCAAATGATTTGCATCAACATCTTTTCAACAACATCTTCAACATTTTAACACATGGAAGCAACAACATCAAACAACATTGAAACAACATCAAATAATATAACATTGCAATCACAAATTGATGCAATCAACAGCATAACAACATTAGAAGACATTGAAATTGCATATGCAACTTTAAGAGACATTTTGGTTTCATTGCAAGAAACAGATGACTTGTCAATCAAACTTGTCAACTATCAAACAGTAGCATACCTTGCAAGAACTTTGAATAGACAACATCTTTGCATTATTGGCAATTTGTACAAGCAATCAATTGACAGCATTGATGCAAGCATCAAAGGCATGTTCAAGTCTTATGTTGGCAACACAAACATTGAACACAAAGTTCAAAAAAGACAAGACAATGTTTGGCACATTGAAGTCCAATTTGCAGATGCATTGATGAACAAACAACAAGCATTCTTGACAATCTCAATTGCAGTTGATAGTCATTTGCAATTGCATGACATGTCAGTCATCATTGCAGCATCTCAATGTGCAGCATCATGTCATGACACAGACACTTGGTACAACTTGTTTGACAAGATACATTTGCAAAGACTTGTCATGTTGCAATGTCAAGATTATGACAAGTTTTCACCAATTGTTGAGTCTGCAATCAATGCAAAGACAACATTGAACCAACGTCAACAACATGCAGATGAATTGCTTTCAACATTGATGGAAGACTTTTCAACAGACATGTATGATGCACTTGCATTTATTGCTGATGCAACTCTTGATTTTTGCATGCACTCATTTTTGCCGAGACAAGATGGCAAACCTGGTTTTGAAATGTGCAAATATCGTGTTTCAAATGAGAAAATTCATAACATCAATGTCGACACTTCAATTGCAATCTTTGACGCAGATGGCGAAATTGAAGTGCCTGAAGAATTTGTTCGATTTGAGTCAATCCGCAAACGAGAATTGCAAGCATATTGCTTGAACAAACTTGCATTCATAACAAATGAAGAGTTTGTTGAACGATTTGATGACACAAACATGTTGCATTGGTTGCAAGATTGAGATGCAACAACTTTCACAACTTTCATTTCACAACAACATCAACAACATCATGGCACGTAAAAAATCCAACAACATAGCAAACATTGAACAAAGAGAGTCTGTGCAAACTCAAACAACGATATCAGACTTCATGCATGACAGATATCGAAAATATGCGTTGTACACAGTGTTTGACCGAGCAATCCCAGATGCTCGAGATGGCTTCAAGCCCACAGCTCGCAAAATCATTTATGTTGCACTCAAACGATTGAAAGAAGGCCAAATTCGAAAGATATCAGCATTGGCTGGTTATGTTCAGGCTGAGTCAAAATATGAGCATGGCCCAACAAGTTTGGAAGGCAACATTGTCACACTTGCTCAAGAGTTCAAGCAGTCAATCCCATATCTTGCGCCTGAAGGCCAAATTGGCACATTCTACTCACCTTATGCAGGCGCATCAAGATATGTTGGAGTCAAACTATCAAATGCATTTGAGCTTCTCATGAAAGACAATGATTTGCTTGAACGTCAATGGCAAGAAGGTGAAGAAATTGAGCCAAAATGCTATCTGCCAATTGTACCAACTGTACTTTTGAATGTTATTCAAGGCATTGCAGTTGGATTTGCAAGCAACATCAACAATCGCAATCCAATAGAAGTTTGCGATGCAGTGCTTGCTTGTTTGAGAGGAGAAGACATTTATGACATCAAGCTGACTCCGTATGCAAAGGGCCTTCAAGGTGAATGGCGACTTGTCAATGGTGTCTATGAACACCATGGTCGCATGGACGTCATCAATGACACTACAGTTGAGGTGACTGCAATTCCATACAACAACACTTTTGATGGCTATGAAAATCATCTCAATTCTTTGATTGAATGTGACTTCATCAAAAGTTGGACAAACTACTCAAAGAAGCAAAACATTCGATATGAGTTGCATTTTGACAAGCATGTGCTTGCAAAAGCAATTGAAGATGACTCACTCTACTGGAGATTGCAAATGTTTTGTCGCATCCCAACTGACAACTTGACAGTCATTGACTTTGATGACAAAGTTAGACGATATGACACTGTTGGACAACTCATCACAAACTTTGTCAATTGGCGACTCAAATTCTATGACATTAGAAAGCAACATCAAATTGCAAACATCGAACAAGAAATTGCAAAATGCATTGACATTTCAAAGTTCATTGACCTGATTTTGAATGAAGTCATCGTGTTGCACAAACAATCTTCAAAAGATGTCAAGCAAATTTTGACTGACAACAACATTTCACATGAAGTTCTCAAAATTGCTGTGTCAAGATTGACAAAAGATGAGCAAAAGAAGTTGGCTGACACAATCAAAACTCTTAAACGTTCAAAGAAAGAGATTGAGCAATCAAACATTGTCGACACTTACTATGCAGAAGTTGAGTCGTTGAAGCAAACTCTGCTTGACAATGGATATGAGTTGCCGGAAGTCAGACATGTGACAATATGATGACTTCGATTTAATGAGTCATCAGATGACTTTAGATGTATCAATTTAACATATTCTACTTTTTATGAAAATTTGAATGCATCTCATAGACTCAAATGACTTGTAGATGCATTCCAAACATTCAAAACTTTCTAAAACAACACAAACAACTATATACGCAGTCTACATGACTGCAACTTTCAACAAGTTTTTCTTTCATTCCGATTTGAATGTTTTGAACATTCCATTGTTGCCAAGTCAGTTTGCTTGTGAAAGTAGACTGACTTTTTTCATGCTCAAGTTAACATGAAACGACTAAGTACAAGTACATATAACATCAAACTTAAACAACATGCAACGACTTAGACTGACAGAAGATTTTGCACTTGAATTCGGAGATTTGCTTGCGCATCCTTTGTACAGTGGAGATGATGACAGAAGAGAATTGTCATCACCCATACACATCATCAAAGGCAATCTTGTTGGCAATGACAGCATTCAATATGTGTTGAATGCTGATGGTTCTGACACCAACAATGTTCGTGAAACATCTTCAATTGCAAAGAACGCTACTTACAATGTTTTGCTGACAAGAACGCCTCAATGTTACACAGATGTGCTGATGAAAGACTTTGACGACTGTTTGTTTGTCAATGAAACTGATGACTCTGCACAATATGTTCGTTGCAAGCTCTACACTGTTGCAGGTTTCAAGTGGCCTCAAGGTGTTGCAGGTGTTTATTTGAGTGTGTCTCAAACTGTCAAAGGTGTCAAGACAGTGTTGCGCAACATGTCATTGCTGAAATCTCATGGTTCTCAGTGGCAATTCAAGCCTGTTGCAAGCAAATCAGTTGTGCTTGACAATGAACTCTTCACCAACTACATTGAGTTCGACATATTGGACTTGTCATTTGTTGGCACAAACACTCAAAACGACTCAATCACAAAATTGAGACAAGCATTGTTTGACACAGAAGACCAGATTGCAGTCAACTCAAACATAGATGTTGAGATTGCTTGGATTTGGGAAGATGATGTGTTTGAGTTTGAAGCACCTTTGTTTGGTCAGCAAAACTTGTATGATTTCAATCAATGGTCTGCTCGTGAAATCAAACGAGCTCCATTGCTTGTTACAAACTCTTCACAAGACTTGTATGCAAAAGCAACTTGGATTGCAGGTTCTGACTACTCAAATGCTCACATAGAGTTTCAACTTGCTCATCGAAAAATGCAACTTGAAACTTGGATTGCTCAGCAGGAAGCTGTAGATGCTGTCAGCATTCAATGGGATGTCATTGTGCAAGCATACAACAGAGAAGGCAACTACATTGACCAAAGTTCAAGCCACACAATTTTGCAAAGTGGCTCAAATCCTGTGATGCCAATTGCATGGATACCGGTGATAAGAACTTCTGATGATGTAGATGCAATGCCCGAAATGACAATGATTTTTGCTACTGCAGTGCTTGAAATGCAAAATGGTCTTGGTGACATTCGACTGAGCAGGTCTGTTCAAATGTTGTTGAACAAAGCTCAGCTGACAAGCATGTGTTGGCTTAAAAGACCTCAAGTGTCATTTGAGACACATGATGTCATTCACAAAGTGCAAGTCAACAAAATTGAAGCGCCTGCAACAGCAACAACTTCAATCAAAGAACGCATCTCAGAAATCAAAGTGCCTGAATACATTCACATCAAATCTGTAATTGTCAATGATGACAATGTTGCAGAACTTGGTGTCAAAACTCTTTATTGTGCAAGAAATACTACATTGAATGTTGCACTTCAATTGCTTGATGAATCAAACTCACTTGTGTCAACAAACAATGCTCAAGTTGCTTGGATTGCCAAATCGTCAAAAGGCATTGTCAAAGATGCTTTGCACATTGGCAGCTCTTTCATTGAATTTGCGCTTGTTAACAATGAAGGAGTCTCAACAACTTGGGACATCATGACAACAACGGGCAAACAACTTCAACGAATCATATTGGATAGCAAATCATGATGGCTGCATTGGGAATTGTTGCGTCATTTGCAGTGTTCATGCTGCTTGCATTGTGTTTGATTGTCTTGGTTTTATTTGTTGCATTTGGCATATTCAAACTTGACATGCATTCACAGCAAACAAGTTGGGACATAGAGTGCCCTCATTGCAAATCTCATGATGCACAAATTGTGTGGTCAATGTCACAACTGTCATACGTGTTCATGACATGCAAATGCATGCAATGCAAACAATCATTTGATGTTGTGCATGACATGTCTGACTCTTCAACACATTGTGTCAACAACACAGAGTCATCAGCATCAACATCAACGTCAATCAACGAACCATGTCAAACTCAAACTCCAACTCAAACAAAGCAATCACAACAACATTGATTGTGCTTGTAATCATTGCACTTGTATTGTGGTGCTCAAACACTTGGTGTGTCATAAAAAAAGACAAGTTTGAGTTTTACAAGAAGCTTGAACATGCAATGTCTGTTTCAAAAACAGACACCATCATTGTCAACGATACAGTACATGTTGACAAACCAAGCAAGCCTCAAATCATTTGGAGAGACTCAATTGTTGAAGTGCCTGTACTGGACTCAACAATGCTTGACTCTGTGTTGAAGTCACATTTTGCAAAAGTTGCATATCATGACTCAATCAACTTTGGCAATCAAGCATTGCTAACTTTGCTTGACACAGTGTCTCAAAACACAATCACATCAAGACAAGCAAATCTGATAATTTTCAAAACAGACACAATCTACAAAACAGTCACAAACAACATCATTAAACCAAGCAAACCAACACCTCGAAACTTTGTTGATGCTCAATTTGGCATTGTTCAAAATGACATGCAATTGTATGAATTGTCTTATATGAGACAGTTTGGCTCAAAAGCATTTCAATGGAGACTTGGTTGTGGAGTTGGCAACATTTGGACTGACTCAAACAATGACTGGTTTGTTGCAGTCAAATTCGGCGTAGCATTTTGAGTCAGCAAAAGTGCAACAAGTTGGCCTGCTGAATACAATATCAACAAATCAAAAAAAAAACAAAAGCAAAAGAACTATGCAGCAAACCTGGAATGTAGAAGCATTGTTGAAGACTGTCAAAATTTTGATGGGTGACAACATTGGCAAAACAGAAGAACAAGTCTCAAAACATGTCACAAACTTGTATGACATCATAATGAGAGTTGCCAATGATGTCTCAATTGCAAGCACTTCAAAACGATATCGGCCAATCATATCTCAGTCAACATTGCATGTCAGACCAAAACAACTTGTAGAAGAATACTTGAGTTGGAGTGGTTGGCAGCCAATTGATGTTGACTTTCATTGTGCAGAACTTGTTCAAGTCATCAAGCCAATCTTGAAGCCAATGCTTGAACGTTATCCTTGGTTTGTTAGCATTGCATCATCAACATCTGGCAATGGTTTGCACATCTACACTGTCAACAAGCCCTTTGAGTTTGACAGAACTCAGCTTTATGTGCAAAAAGAGACAATGTTGCAGGCAAAGAATTACTATCTTGACTGTTATGAAGCAAAGTCTTTGGTTGTTTGGAAAGCGCTCATCATGTGTTCTGAACAACTTGAAGCAATGGGAATGCACGACTTGGCAATCCAAGCACACCCAATTGCAAACACATTGTCAAGAAGGCAAAACAAAGATGGCTCATGGTCAGAAGCAAATGTTCTTGATAGCAGTGTTTGCAAGATTTCGCAAACATTGTTTTTGACACATGACCCAGAAGTTGTTGTCAATCAAAACTGTCAATTGATTGAGATGCCTGCATTTGATGTGTCACTGTACAATGCTGGTGACCAGCGCTTTCAACTGCAAATTCTGAAAGACAAGTTTGATAGACTTCGTGGAAGATTTGCTCACAGAACAAAGACTCATGACGAAATCATGACAGATGGTGAGCAAACATTTGCTCAACGTGATGATGTTGTTGTAACTCAAGAGGGCACAATGGCTACGATACAGCCGCAAAACTATGACAATACCATGCGATATCGAATGGCATATACTCTTGCATGGCTGTATGACTTGCAAAGCACACATACAGGAGACTATGAAAGAGTACTGCAAATGTATTTGTACATGTGCTCAGGCAATCCAAAATATGACAGAGAACATGTTGCATGGTCTAAGACATTTGCATCTGCAGTTGAACGAAATGCTGCAGGCACAGCTCCATGTGTTTGGAGTGCCATCAAAGAACTTCGAGAAAAGCATGGCTTCAAAATAAGTGTCAAGAACAAGTCAGCAATTGTTGTCAATGAACTCATTGCTGAACACAACACAGAAGACAAAGTTGCTGAGTACATCATGAGTGAACTTCCAATGCAAAAGGACTTTGAATTGAAGACTTCACATGAAATTGTGTTGGCACCAAATGAATATCTTAGCACTTACAAGAAAGAACTTGAAGACACTTTTGTGCTTGGTTTGAACTTTTTGATTGCAAGACCTGGTTCAGGAAAGACAGAGTTCATCAAATCTTTGACAAAAGATGGCAAACGAATTTTGCTTGTTGAGCCATACACATCAATTTTGCAGTCAAAGATTGAAACATCTGACCTTGGCTTCTATTGTGTCTATGGCAACAAGTCACTTGAACTGTCAAAGCATCTCAACATTGCAATGACATTTGACAAGTTCACATTGATTGATGCAGAAGAAGCTTCAATTTTGTTTGATTACATTGTAATTGACGAGTCACACTTGTTGACCATGAGTGCTTATCGTGACACTGTGCCTGCTGATTGTCTTGACAAATGCAAGCAACTTCAAACAAAAGTCATTTTGATGACAGGCACACCGGTTGCTGAACACATGTTTGTCAACTTCTCAACAATCACAAGATGTGTCAAGCCACTCAACTACAACAAGAATGTCAGGTTTGTTTGTTGCAAACATGATGGCGACAAAATCACAAAAATTGCAGAACACATTGTCAAATCACTTGAATGCGGCAAGAAAATATTGTTCCCGACAAACAAGGGCGATGTGTTCATGCATGCAATTGTTGGCGCAGTTCGAATGATGCTTGGCCGCAATCCTCGTGTCAAATACTACAAGAAAGACAATGCATTGCATGACTTTGTGCAGTCAATCAATGAGCAAGGCACTCTTGGCGATGTTGAAATTCTGTTTTGCACCAACTATTTGTCTGTCGGCATTGACATCAATGACACATGTGAATTTGATGTCATATATGATGAAGCATTTACAGCTCAAGAAATTGAGCAATTCAATTCAAGACTTCGTAAAATTGCAATTCAGTCATATGTGTACTTTTCAATGGTCAAGTCAAATGGTGACCCAAAGAACATCACTGCATATGATGAACTTGATTTGACATTGACTGCAATTGAGCAATTGACATTTTGGGATGTCTTGCAAATGCAAACGAAACGAAATGACAGTCGGTCTCTTTATGACTTCTTTGAATGGGCGTTCAATGCACCTTGGTTTTACAAAGACATTTACACAGGCGAAATTAAAGTGCATTTAACTGCATACAAATTGAATGTGTTTGAAGAAAAGTGGAGACAGTGGTCATCTCAACTTGTTGTCATTCAAAATGTCTTGCACTCATATGGCTATGAATGCAAAGTTGTGAATGATGTTGTTGCAGATGATGCAATCATTGAAGCAACTTTGCAAGCAGCAAAAGATGCAAGAAAAGAATATCGAACAGAAAAGAACAACAAGATTGCAAAAATGTTTGCATCATTCTTGAACCAATCGACATTTGACATCATCATGAACTTGTCTGCTGACAATGTTGTTGAAGGAGACAAGTTTGAGTTGGTCAAAAAACGAGGTCGAAATGAATTTGTCTACATGGTAGAAGACAAGCGCATTTTTGAAGAGTGGAAACATGCTTTGAAGACTCTTGGTCGTTTCTACATTTTCGACACAATCATCAAACAAGTCATTGACCCATATGTCATTGATGACAAGAACATGTATCGACTTGCAAGGGTCAAGTCAATCAAAGATGCAGTCTCAATTTTTGATGCAGCATTGAACAACAACATGCATGACTCAAACATCAAAATTGTCACATACATGTTGAATGATGTCTTCAACAATGACAAACAAGCAATCAAAATTGCATCAGAAGTTGTAGACCAAGTTGTGCACAACAGTGCAATCATGTACTTTGATGCTCGTGGGTACATGCCACAGTCACCTGATGTCATTGGCTCAGTCGAGTCAATTGCAAGACGACTGTTCAATGCAATTACAGTTCATGATGGTGACATATATGCAATCAAGCAATTGCCGCCATTTGACTCTGGCTACTCAAGGTCTCGAAATGCACTTGCAGACATGTTGCATGTTTTGTTTGCAGATAATGACATTTTTGCTTCAAAGACAGATGCATTGTTGCAAACAGCAAAACTGCAATCTTCAATCAGTCAACTTGTCTTTGACAATGTCAAGCAATCTGACAATGGCGTTGCAAGCATTGTATCATTGAAACGCATCGATGTTGCAAATGACGAAGCTGCATTGCAACATCTGAACGAAATTGATGACAACGAAGTTGATGCTCAAAAACTTCAAAATGCTTTTGAACATCACAAAGTTGCTCAACAACATACAAAAACATCTCAATCAACTGACAGTGACTTGGAAGCTTTGGCTGCTGAGTTGCTGAAGTAGTGATGCTCATTTTCAAACATCAAAAACTCAATAACCATGAGTGGATATTCGTCAAAATTTGATGGCGCAACAGTCGACAAAACTTTGAACGACGTTGCATGTCATACAACTACTGAAAAAGCTGCAAATTACTGGCATGCATTTTTGCTTGGTGATGACATTGATACGAACAATGCTGCTTTCAGTGGCTTGTTTTCATTTCAAGTCAAATATGCAGACAATTCATGTGAGCAATTGACTTTTCATCTTGCAGCAACATATGACACTGAACGTGGCAATGTTGCAAATGTTACTGTGCTTAAACATGTCACAAATGGTGATGCAAAGCATCTTGTGCAAATTGGATTTGACTGCAATGAAACAATAGCAGTTGAAGCAGGCAAAATTTACTCAGCAGCAATTCGATGTGAAGTTGACTTTCAATATTTGAAGTGTACTGGCTCAATGCTCGTCAATTGTTCAGCAGCAGACTTGAGCATGTCAACTGGCGGCACACTTACATGGGACACTGTGTCACTTGTTTGACCGTTTGCAGCATCTACACAAACACATTGCAGTCTCTCAAATTGATTGAGAGACTCTTTTGTTGTACGATAAATTCAAATTCAAACAACATCACAACAATCATGAACACAACACCACAACAAGTTTGGACAGAAAAATATCGGCCACATTCAATTGATGACTTGATTTTGCCAGATGAGTACAAGCAGTCATTCAAGGGCAAGCCACAAAACTTTTTGTTCTATGGCAGTCAAGGCAATGGCAAAACAACTGCAATGAGAGCATTGGCAGACTACTACACTGACAAGCATTCTCAACTTCTCATCAATGCTTCTGAGTGCAATGGAGTTGACACTGTTCGTTCAATGATTACTGAGTTTTGCACTCATGTGTCATTGGCATCATCAGGCATCAAAGTTGTCATGCTTGATGAAATTGATTATATGACAACTCAAGCTCAGATGGCAATGCGTGGCACGATTGAAAAGTTTGCAGATGTTGCATATTTCATTGCAACTTGCAACTATCCTGACAGACTTGCGCCATCATTGAGAGACAGTCGTTTCAAAGCATTGAACTTTGACTTTTCTGGTGAAGTTGCAAAGCAATTGATGCGACAATACATGAAAAGAGCATTTGAGATTTTGACTGAAAATCATCTCACAATTGCTCAAGATGCTTTGGTTGCACTTATTCAGAAACGTTATCCTGATATGCGTGCAATCATCAACACCATGTACTTTGTCTACAATTCAGGTAAAACAATCATCACCATTGAAGATGTCAACTCATATAGTTGTTCTGCTTTTGCTGAACTTTATGACTTCATTGTGGCAAACAAAGACCCAAGAGAACACTATGTCAAGCTCAGTCAATACAAGGGACGTGAGTCTGATGTCATGAATGCATTGTCAGGTGACTTTTGCCAATGGTGTTATGAAAAGATGACAAGCAATTCAAACTTTTTGTGCAAACTTGGTGACATTGCAGTGATTGCTCACAAATATGGTGTTGAGTCAAAACAGTCAATTGACCCATTTGTGACATTGCTTGCATGTTCAACAGAATTGAGCAAATTCGTACAGTGGAAATGACACAACTTGTTGAAACATTCTTCACCTTCAACATCAACAAACATGAAAGCTAAAACATTCTTTTGCATCATAGCATTTGCAGTTCTTGCTTGGCAACAATGGTGCATCAATGACAACCTCAAGAAGTTGCATGCAAACATGCTGCAAGTGTCAGCAAACACTCAAGTGCTTCAACTCGGTGTCAAGTCACACATTGATGCTGAACGTCAAAACTTGCAAATTGACTCCACATTGTGGAATTGGCAGCTCAGATATTGGACACCAAGAGATGCATTCATATTGGGCAAAATGTCAAAAGCCGCATCAGACAAAGCAAACAACTTGAAGCAAGCATTGAATGTCTTCAACAATGTTGACAGTGTTGTCGTGCAATCAAAGACAACATTTGTGACTGATGAAGACAAACAACAAGCAAAGCAAACAATCTCATTCAAACATTGACAACATGAACACTCAACAAGACAACAAAATCAAACCTGCAACTTTCATTGATGAGTCAGAAAATTCAGATGCTGAATGGCTTCCACAAGACAATGAATTGTTGAACCCTGATGAAGATGACAGCAATGACTGACAAATTGAAAGCCAAAGCACTTCAAACTCTTGGTGCAGATGCTGTTGTAGATTTGACTGTTGATGATTGCATTGCAACAAGACTTTGGGTGAACAAGCACACGCCCAAAACATTGTTGCCTGCATATTGTGGTCTTGCAGCATTGCTTTGTGCAAATTCAAGAGTTCGATTGCATGAGTTTGATGAGTTGTGCATCAAATGGAATGCTTTTGCAACTCAACATCACTTGCAAAAACTTGACAACTCAAATGACAACATTGTTCGGTCAATGTATGCATTGTTTGATGTTTGCTATTATGACGAGCAAACTGAAATGCTTTGCAAAAACTTAACCATGTGCAATGACAAAATGTGTTGGCTTGAATGGCTAAAGCAATATGTGCCAACATTGCCAATTGGTCTGTTTTACATGGCAGAACAAGTCAAGCATTCTGATGTTGTGATATGACTTCACTCAATCCCAGGTGCATGTGAATGCACACATATGTTTTTGTTAAATTGCAAAGCATCTTCAACATGTTTGAAGATGCTTTTTATTTTGAGGTGGTTCATGCAAAAATTGAGACATTGTCGTACATATAGCATATAAACATTTACAATTCAAACATGACTTATAAATCGATATTTGAAGCATTAGAAGAGCACAAGTTTGTCTTGACACAAACTGGAACATCTGCAGCAGACACGTTGTATGAAAAATGTGTCAAAGTCAAAACTGCTGCAACATTGAGTGACAACAACATAATTGTTTTGCAAGCATCTGTAAAGCCTTCTGTTAGAAATTGTTGTTCAATTTCAATCAAGCAACCTGCAGGCGCAGTCAAGAAGAAATGTCATTTGAAACTTCTTGCAGAAGACTCACAAGCACTCAACAAAACAATTGACATTGTGGTTGCAAAGAATTGGCACATATCAGATTTTGAAATTGTAGAATGCAAAGCATCATGAACATGACTCAACAACTCAATTGGCAAACATTGCCAATGCAAGCAAATGATGACTCAGTCAATCACAAATTTTTGCTCATCATTGACTTTAGCTGGTTCTTGAAGTCAAGAATTGCAGTGTTGAACAAAACTGTTGACTTGTCATATGAACAGCCAAACTTGAATGACATAACAGACCATCAAATCATGTCAAAACTTACAATGGACTTTTGTTCAGATATGAGATGCATGCAACATTTTGTTGGAGATGTTTTGTTTGCTGTTGATGATGCTCGTGCAAATCTGTGGCGTTCAAAACATGAATGGATGAAGCCATTCTGGATGAAAGAAGATGAGACAACGTCTGAAGACCTCGGTTACAAAGGCACTCGTCAATATGACAAAGCAATCAATTGGCTACAAGTTTATCGAGCAGCATTCAAGTGGCTTGATTTAATGAAAGCACATCATGGTGTTGCAAAAATCAAAATTGCAGAAGCAGAAGCAGATGACGTAATTTCATTGTTTGCAAAGTTGTGTTTGTCAAAAGGTCGAAATGTTGCATGGTATGGCACAGACAAAGACTTGACGCAAATTTGCAAAACTGACACAAACACTGGCGCAATGGCAGTCTATGCAATGATAAAGAATGGCTGCAAAGCAAACAATTGGGCAAAGACAAGACTCATTGCATGTGACAAACTTGCGCAAGCAAAGTTGTTGAGTTGCAAACCTGCATCAATAGTTCAGCCTGCGTCAATTTTTGATGAGATGGTTGGTTCTGCAAACATGCAAAGATTGCCGCAAAATCCTTATGAAGCAGTTGTTGCATATGCAGACAACCTACAAGTTGAACAAATCCCATCATTCTTGTTTTACAAGATTGTGCTTGGTGATGCTGGTGACAATGTGCCTGAATTGTTTGCACACATGAAAAAGTCTGGAACAAAACAATGCCATTTGTCAATTGGCTGCATTTACAATGCATTGAAGTCACTTGGCATTGAAACAGACAATGCTCAACCTGTTGACAATGAGACATTGAGATACATGACACAACATGATTTGTATGATGAAGAATTGATTGTCAAATTTTGTGATGCTGCATACAAATCTTTCATGAAAACTGACTCAACACCATCACAAATGCTTGACTGGCTTGTTGCAAGATTTGCTGAGAACAGAACCATGGTTTGTCTTGATGAGCATTGCATTCCAAGCAACATTGTCGACAACTTCAACTACACAATGTCGTTTTGGGACTTCAACAAATCTTCAACAAACATTGATGCTCTTTGTGATTTTCACTCAACTTTCAATGAACTTGGGTTGACAATACAAGTTGCTGCACCTCAACAAGCAGATGCAAAATTTGCAGATACATTTGTCAATGGCTTGTTTGGCAAATGAGACATAACATTCAACAACATTTGAACATGACATTTTTCACAATTGACTTGAATGCTGTTCTAAAGCACATTGAAGAGCATCCAAACACTGACATATCATTGCAAGACTTCTTGCAAAACAAGCTTTACACAAAACTTGAATGTATTGAATGGTGTGTTGACCACTCAAACATTAGTGAACTTGCTGATGACAATGCTGATGCACATAGAATTGATGTTGTTACATTGAAGCTTGTTGACACACAGCCAATCAATTGCATCATCAATCATGGTTCATTTGAACTCATCTGTCAATGGCTACAAGCTGAAGACATTTTGAGTCTTAGCAAGCAAGGCGATGCACTTGCAGAATTTGAAGCAGAAGATGCGCCAAACTTGGAGATTGTTCAAAAGCACTCTAATGATGCTCAACAAACTCAGCCAACACAACCAACTCAACCTGCATTCAACAAGCCAACTCAGTCAACTCGACCAACTCTATCAATGAAACCTGCAGGTTCAAATGGTGAAGACTTGTCAAAGTTTCCGCCAGTCATTGTTCGAGCAAACTCTGCACAAGATTTGAAAGACTTTGTCAGTCAAAATGCAAAAATGCTTGAAGAGATTGGCAATGAAATTCTAAAATCAGGCATGCCAACAGTGTGCATTCCACTTGATGTCAAAGACAAAGACAAATCTTGATGTCATGCAAATCAATGCAATTTGTCGAACCATTCAATCAAACCAATCAAACTCAACATGTCAGACACTTCAACAAACACGGAACTTCATCCATTTGACAAAGTTGATTTCTTTAAGTTCAAAGAAATCTTCTACACAAATGAGCAAGCATGGCAACAATTGACTGATGCGCAAAAGGCCCAAAATTGGTTCATGATGCAACGCAACATTGCAATCGCATATCCAGCAATTGTGCAACACTTCAATGTTGTTGGAATGAACACAGTTGTCGCTGCAAATGCATGTCACATGTTTTTGCTTGGACAAAGACAGCCAAGATGGTCTTTTGTGTCAGCAAAGAAACAAAATCAGCAACAAGTTGAACAGCAAACTGAACAAGATGCACTCAAAGCACAACTTGACAAATTTGATGACTGGACAAAGCATGAGTTTTGTGTTGCAAATGACATTGACAAGAAATGTTTTGAAGACTTTTGTCGGTTTCATCCTAAAGATGCAATTGAGCAGTTGAATGAGTTGAAAGAACAGTTGGCAAGTGTTCAGAGATGATATTCTATGCTTTATGTGATAAATTTATTGTTAATGTGTATTAAAATCGTTGCAAATTTGCATATTTTGTAGTACAATACACATATAACAAATAATTAATTACATAGCAACATGGAAGCAACAACATCAAACAAACGGAATGACATTCTTAAGCAAAACATTGAATTTGCAAATTTGCACAAGCATTCAACATTTCAAGTTGACAATCAATTGATTGCAGGTGGTCTTGCAACAATCAAAGCAATCAATGAAGACAAAGAAACTGTCACACTGCTTTCAAAAGACAAAAAGCATCAAAGGACTGTTTCATTGCTTCAACTTCACAACATTGTCATTGCAATTGATGCAGTCAATCAACAAACTGCTGACACTCTAAATCTTGACAAGAAAGCTGGCACCAACATTCGAAAAGGACTTAAAGCAAACTCATCAAGCAAAACAGTTCAAAAACGCATATATGACACTTTAGCAAAATTAAGCGATTTGGAATTCTTTGTAACAAAATACATGAAGCACACATTGCCACTTGACAACAAAATAGTTGCCGGTGGATGGGGCAAACTCATTTCATATGACAAAGACAACAAATTGATTGAAGTTGTCACAACAAACACACAAACCAAATTTCATGTTCAGTTTTCAATCTTTGCATTACAAGACATGATTGAAACTGGCAAAGCACAGTACAAAGCATGGAAAAATGAACAGAAACAGAAACTTTCACAAGCATTTTAAGCATGGACACACAACTTGAACTCTATTCAAAAGCGATTGCCACTTATTATGGTGGCAATCCAATAATGTCTGATGAAGCATTTGATGCATTGGAGCAACAATTGCTTGCAAACAATGTCATCAAAAACAAAATCAGATTTGAGTCTCCAAACTCCATTGAAGTCAAGCATTTGCTCACCAATGTCATGGTGTCATTGGTATCACTGTATGCAATTCATACAAAGTCAATGTTTGGCAAAGCAACTTGGGATGCAATGCATGCATATTGGTCTGGACAAAACACAGACATTGCAAATCAAACGTATAAGTACGGCATCATGCAAAAATATGATGACAATTCTTGCAAAATTGGCATTATGCAAAAATATGATGGCATGTCTTGTGAAGCAACTTATGTTGATGGCATGTTGACTCAAGTTGTCACAAAAGGTGATGGTACAATTGGCTATGATGTCACGTCCAAGTTCTTGAAAGCAGGCAAAGTGCCAATGTCTTTGAAATTGCCTGCAACATGTCAAATTAGATTTGAAGCTGTTATAGACAAAGCAGTCTTTCAAGACAAATTTGTCAAACTTGGCTACAAAAATGAACGAAATGCAGCGTCAGGCATTGTCAAATCAAAAGACTTTGAATACATTGAGTACATTGACCCAATTGCATACATTGTGACAGTGCTTGACAATGACATTGCAATGAACATCATTGAGCCAAACAAATGGCTTCATGCACATGGTTGGCCAACTCAGTACATTGCGCCAATGCAAATTGTAGAAACTGCAGAACAATTTGAACAAGCATGCAACAACTTGGCAAAAGAACGTCAAGATTTGTCACATCGAATTGATGGCATTGTTGTTCGACTAATTGCAAGCACTACAAACACCTATCAGCCAACTTGTATTGCAAAGAATGGTTGCGAATATGGTGACATGATTGCATTGAAGTTTGATGCATTGTCAGCTGTGTCAAAGGTCACAAAAATTGACTGGCGACAACGCATCAATGGTGAGTTGTTTCCAAGAGTAGAGTTTGAACCTGTAGAACTTGATGGCACAACTGTCAAGGCTGCATCTGCTTTCAACTTTGGCTTCATAAGAGACAACAACATCTATCCTGGTTCACTTGTTCGAATTGAAAAAGGCGGCGACATCATACCAGACATTCAAGAATGCATTCAACCTGGGCCCAAGTTGTCAGATGAGTACTGGAGACAACAATGGTGCATTGAGTCTGAAGAAACATATGTCGATGGCATTCATTTGATGATGCCAGAAGAACATTCATTGTCAAAACGATTTGTTGATGGCATGTTGAGACTCAATGTTGACGGTCTTGGTGGCACATTTGCATGGAGATTGCATGATGCAATGCTTGAATTGAAAGACAGTCAAAAGATTGTGTTTGAATTCCAACATGAAAACAGTCCAACAATGATTGATTTGTTCCAACTTGCAAACTTGTATGACTTGAATGATTTTGCAAATTTACTTTGTTTTGATGTTAGCAAAGTTAGTGATGCAAAAGTTGTCAATGGCTTGCACAGCAGACTCAACCACATTTATCTGTGTCACTTTATCGAATGCTTGCGAATGCCTGGTATTGGTTCAAAAGCAGCATATCAAATTTCTGCCCAATTGTCAGGCAAAGTCCCAAACTATGCAGGTTTGTCTCAACAACCAATTGATGCATTGATTGAGTCAGGCAAATTGCAGCATCTCATCAAAACTTGGCCAAACAGTTTTGTCATGTTTGACAGCTATGAATGGAATGTCGCTCAACAAATTGAAGATGCAACAGCAAATTTAACCAAAGTTGTCAAACTTGTTATGACAGGTTCGCCAAAGTCAGAAGGCTTCAAAACAAAGTCTGAGTTCATTGATGCATGCAATGCATCAAGCAACAACATCAAAATTGAAGATGCAGGCTCAAATGTTGATGCATGTGATATAGTTGTCACAAATGACAAGCAACACATGTCAAACAAACTCAAAGCTGCACTTGCAAAAGGCAAGCAAATCTTGTCATATCAAGAATGCTTGTCAATGATTGTTGATGGTCAATTTGCAAATTTGTGATGCATGGCGTATCAATGCAATGTTGCATTGCATGTCGTATCAGCAGTGCAAATGCAATGCTGCATATCGTATCAATGCAAATTGCAAATTTGAATTGCATATCGTACAATATCATCAAACAATCAATACATATCAAAGAAACACAACATTGTCAAAATGACAGCACAATCATTGTATAGAAACTCATTGAAGCAACAGCTTCAATCATATATCAACTTCAAGAAACAAGAGCTCAATGATGCTTTGGACATTGCAATTGCAAAACAAATTGTTCGTCCTGAAGTCAAACAAGATTTTCAAAACATTGGGTTTTTGCATGCAGGCTGGCAACTTGCAGATGTAATGCAGCCAAACTTTGAAACTCTAATTGAGCAAGCAATTCAAAATGAAATTGCATTGTGTGACAAATATGCGCCAACAACTTTTGACAAACTTGATGCATGCATGAATGCTTTGATTGACTTGTATGCATTGACAAGTGCAAAGCAAGCAAAGCATGATGCACTTGCAAAATTTGTTGACAAGATTTGTGAAGCAACATGCAAGCCACCTCAGCATGCAAATTCTGAACACTTGTTTGACCCATACAGTGTCATTGTAGCTGACAACAGATTGTGGTGCAATTTCTTTGGTCAACACACAGTTGAATTTCGATTTGACGACAATGTCAGGTGGATGGCAAAAATCTCAAATCGAGGTGGCAATTCACTCAAACATGAATACAAGAATGCTGGCACCGGTTTTGATTTTCGTCAAGAAGATTTTAGGTCAATGTCATTTGCATATCAAATCATAGATGCATTGCTCAACAATGGCAGCTTTGAACAAATTGTGAACACTTGGTTCATTGAGACTCGCAAAATTGATGAAGCAAGATGGAAACTTAAGCCTGTGTTGAGAGCAATAATTGGCATGTACAGTCACATTATTGCACAAAAAGTTTGCAATGGCACATTGTTTGAAGTGCAATATGATACAGAAGCTGGCTCATCAACAATTCAAGAAGTCATGTATAACAACAAAAACAAAGATGTTGAGATTGGACAACTGAGACACAAGTTGCAAGGCAGACGCAATTATGATGCTCTTGTTGATTGGCTGATGTGTTGTGAATTTACAACTGCGTCGATTGATGACACATGGCTTTGTTGGACAAGAAACAGAACACAGACTCAAACAACATGACAACAACATCAATCATTTTGAAATTGTTTGCGGCAGTGTTTGTCACAGTTGTCGTTTCACATTTTGTCGACAAGCAAATCAACAATGCAACAACATTGCAAAAGCTTAGATTGTTGATTGCTACAAGCATGTGTTGCAAATTTGTTACAATTGCATGCATTTTTGCAATCATGGTGATTGCAATCAAGCATTCATTTTGATATGCACTTCAACAATTGGCAAGATTGGCAAAACAAGTTTGCATCAAACATTGCTTGCAAAGATTTGCATGTGCACACAATCAAATTTCATTGCGTTTGTTGTCAATCAGTCATTGAAATTGACACAGACAAACAAATTGATGTCGATAGCTTAAAGTGCAATGCATGCAAAGACATTGAACCCAACTATTTGATTGCATCAAAAATGCTAATGCAATTGCATGTTTTGTTGTGCAAGCATTTTGAATTTTGACAGTCATTCATTTTTAACAACATATCAAACCATCATGGCAAAGAAAAAACAAACGCAAATTGAACAAGTTGCAGCAGAATCTCAAGTTGCAACTGAAACACTGCCAATTGTAGTTGTTGGCATTACAAACAAACATGTTGAACGCGGCAATCCGTCATATCCTGATGCACAAGCAAATTACATGCAACTTGCAATTTGCTTGGAAGACTATGTCGAAAAAGACCACAATGGATATTACACAGTTGTGCTTGAACCTGGAGCATCAATCGAGTTGCACACTTGCATCAGTCTTGCAATTCCTGCAGGCAAAACTTTGTCTGTTGTACCATTCACAGAGGAAGAGAACGATGCCTTTGGTGACAAAAATTTGTATGCTCAATTACGCAAAAAGCTTGACATTGAACCGCAAGTACTCAATGACAAATCAACATCTGAAATCATGTTGAAAGTCACCAACAAAACTGAAAAGCATGTTCAACTGCATGACCAATCAATTCTTGCAAAACTTGTGTCTAATGGCTACAAAGTTTGCTGGGTCTTGTCAAAAGAGTCTGAAGAATTGCTTGCAACTCGAATGGCTGAAGCACAGTCTGCAGAAGAACAACCGGCTGACACAACTGCTGCTGAATGATTTTTGAAGTTCTCAGATGCATCGAGTTGTACATAGATTTTCAAGACATGGATTTCCATATCTTGAAATTTTGAATTCATCTAAGATGACAACATGACTTGCAGATGCATCTGAGAATTTGATGTTTTGGAACCTATTTGAACATTTGAAGAAACACCAAACATGAAACAACAACCACTTGAACTGCTGCCTGTACAAATCATCAACAAATCAAAGCATGCAAATCCTGAATATGCAACAGAGTTGTCTGCTGGCATGGATTTGTCTGCAAATTTGGAATGCCCCATTGTGTTGAAGCCTCTTGAAAGAGCTCTTGTTCCAACTGGAATTTATATTGCATTGCCTGCTGGCTATGAAGCACAAGTTAGACCAAGAAGTGGACTTGCAATCAAGAAAGGCATTACAGTGTTGAACAGTCCTGGCACAGTAGATGCTGACTATCGAGGTGAAATTAAAGTCATTTTGGTCAACTTGTCAAACAAGGCATGGACTTGCAATGATGGTGAACGAATTGCTCAACTTGTTGTTGCACCACATGAAACAGTTGATTTGATTGAAGTAGATACTCTTGATGACACTGAACGTGGCACAGGCGGATTTGGGCACACTGGCAAATGATGATAACAACTTAACACAACACATGAACATGACACCAGCAAAAAGACTTGAACGACAAAATGACGCAGTTGTACTACTTGCAACAATGAAATGGTGTGCAGCAAACAAACAAGTACTTGCAAACATTTCAAGCAATCATCCTGATTGTGAACTTGTTTTGCTGTTTCCAGACAAACAAAGTTGCATCAAAATGTCTGAAAACAATGAGAAGATAACTGCTGAAGTTAATGCTGCATTTGACAACATTGAGACATTGTTTGTGAAACGAACATTTGCATGGTCAACAACAAAACAAATTCTTGCGCCTCAATTTGCGGCAGACATTGTCGATTCTTCAAAGACTTCAAGAGGCTATGTTGCAAAGACTTCAGATGCTGCATATGACAATGAAGTCATGCAAAAGATTGTTGACATTGTAGAACGTCAAGCAAATCCATTCAACATTGAAGTGTATGAATGATAACAAGTATACGATTGACAAAAAATAGTGTAGAAGTATAGTGTAGAAGTAGTGCTTGTTGTTGATGGCGTTCATCAACATTCGCTACAAATGTGAAAGACTTTGCAAGATTAACTTGCAAAGTCTTTTTTTTTTTGACTTGCAATGGGTCAAATGAGTGTACATAAAACAACAAACTTAACTTCATCATGGCAAACAACATAGAGTGTCTATCAGTTTACTTTGTCAATGCAGACAAAACAATTGCATGTGTTGATATCAAGCAAGGCAATCAAAAACTTGCATACACTATTGATGCATCAGGTGGAGACTCAACAGTTGTTTATGCATTGAATGCAGTCAATCAGCCAGTTCTTGTTACACTTGCAAATGACATCATTGATGCAATCAATCTTTATCTTGAAGGCATTGGCGATCCAACAAGATACAAAAACATCCCTGAGCCAATGATTTTCACTGAGCAAAGTTTCATAGACTTACTCAAGAAACATATTGATGATGACACTATCGTTTATGATGATGATATTGATGCAATCAAGTGCGTCTGCAATGAAAAAGAAGCATATCTACGAGTGTATCCGATTGAGATACAGTGGATATCGCCAGAACTTGACGTCATTTACAATGTCGAGTCAAACAAAGATTGGTTTGTCTATGCAAATGATGAAGCAACATACAAAGCAATGGTTGAACTTGAAAATGCAAAAGCTGCTCAAGCATTGAGAAGATTTGCTTGACACAAAGTTGGAAATTCACTTGCCTGCGAACAACTTGAATGACATTCAAGGGGGGGTTCACAAGCAATGTTTCATTATATGTTAAACTAAAAACTCACATTTATCATGGCTAAACCCTCATGGTTATCGGTGAAACCTGCGTCTGGCAGTGGCAGTCGTTCTGTAACGGTGTCTACCGCAGCTGAACACTCTGGTCGTCTGTCGCGTCAAGGTGTTTTAACATTCAAGGCAGCTAACTGTCCTGATGTTATTCGTAATGTTATTCAGGCTGGAAAATCTGAATTTGCTGACATTGCAGAATCTGCTTCTTCACCCAAAGAAGGAAAGACTGTAACGATTGCTGGAACTTCAAACTCCAAAATCTTAACTTTCTCTCTTGGTACAGGTGAACTGCAGATTGAATTGCCTAAACAGTACAAAGCAAACTCAGTTGATACTGACAATGGTGCAGAAATTGCAGGCGACCCGGGCGCAACGGCGACGTACGATTTCAGCATTGCAATTATTGTGCCTGCAAACGGTGAAATCACTGAACAGACTCGTCAAATCATTGTAACAGATGAAGGCGGTCATCAGGATGTCTGCTTGCTGACGTTGGCTGCCGGTGATGCTTACTTGACTGTTACTGAAGGTGACATCAAATTGACTTACCAGGGCACTGGCGTTGAAGTCGCAATTAGTTCTAACACTTCTTGGACTGTTGAATAATTGCATCAACGATTTGAAATTGCAACCGCAAGTCAGCAATGACTTGCGGTTGTTTTGAAATTTGCATCAACCTCAACAATTCAATCAAGTCAACAACGTCAACATCATGGCAACAAAACAAATTGCATGGCAATCTGATCCAAGTCAGCACATCACTGCAACATTTGAAGGCAACAAAGCAGGCAAAGTGACATTCACAAGTGATGTGAATGAAAGCATTGATAGAGAGCAAACTGTCACAATAAAAACAACAGATGGCTCAAACAAATCTGTTACACGTACAATTAGACAGTCAGGCAAACGTGAAGTGTTCAATTGCACTGACGGACCATTCATGGTAACTGAAGGCACTTTCAATGTGTTGAAACCTGAATTTGCGTCAAAATCACAAGATGTGGTGCAGCTCAATGAGCAAGGTGATGTTGTGCACAATCCATGACACTCAATTGTTGGCAATTTTGATTTGACTGAGCTTGCATTGTTGCAAGCTTTTTTTTATGTGCACATTCAAAGCTACATATTTTAAAAAAAATTCAAAAGTTAAAAACTTGGTATTTCAACAAACACAACAAAATTCTTCAACTTATGTTAATTATCAAAAACACGTGGTTCCCATTTGGTCGCTACACAACACTCAATTTGTTTGGCATCTTGTTCACAAAACAAGATACTTTGTCTGAACGCACAATTGTACATGAAAGCATTCATACAAAGCAACAACTTGAAATGTTGTTTGTTTTGTTCTATTTGTGGTATGCAATCGAATATTGCTTGATAAGACTGCTACACAAAACTCAAAATTGCGCATATCATGATGTCTCTTTTGAAGAAGAAGCATATGCAAATGATGACAACAAAGCATATTTGTCAACTCGCAAACACTATGCATGGCTCAAATATGTCAAGTTCAAATCAAATCATGCAAAAGTTGACAAGAATGCTCAACAAACGTCACCAAAAGTTGCATCTGCCGACATTGTTGATGAGATTGTTGCAACAAGTTTGTCAAGTGGAAGTGACATGTCTGTATATGCAGCAAAAGTAATCAAGTCTGCATATGTCAACTCATTCGTGTGCAAGTGTACAAGGTGTGGTGATGTTCGACAAATTGATTTCAAACATCCATTGTACAATCAACTAACTACAACAGGCAAAGCAACTACAACATGCACAAAGTGCAATGCAATCATTTTGATTGAAGTTGCAACAAGCTCAGCAATTTGATAACATGGCAATAGCATCAAATACAACAACTTCAACAGCAACTTCAGCCAACAAGTCAAGCATCAAAGTCTTTGACCCTCGACAGCAATTCAAGTCTGCTGAAGATGCTGCAAGTGCAAAAGTTGTTTGGAGTTCAGAATCAATTAGACTTGCATATGATGCCATTGACACTGGCTTGCCACTAAGAGCAAATCCGTTTTTCAAGGGCAACATTTATGTCAGAAGAGCAGGATTGCTATATGCATACGAAAAATGGGAAGAGCAAGAATGGCTGAAATGCAAGTTTGACATACTATATTATGCAGATACTTATGTGACATTGATGACACCTGATGGTGTCAAGAAACGAATCACTTTGCGCAAATATCAACGCAAAATGCTTCGAGCATTTCAACGTCACAAATATGTTATAGTGTTGACAGGCCGACAAATTGGCAAAACAACTACTACAGCAATCTTTTTGTCTTGGTGCGCAATCTTTTGTCGAGAAATGACAATTGCCGTGTTAGGCGACAAAAGAGAGACATCAATGGAGAACTTGAACAAGACAAAAGACATCATCTACAATTTGCCCTTCTTTTTGAAGCCTGGTGCATTTGTCTGGAACTCAATGACAATCGCATTTGACAATGGCTGCAAAATCATGACAGGCTCTTGTTCAAAATCTGCATTGGTCGGCAAAACTGTGCATGTCTTGTACATTGACGAACTTGCAATTCCGCCTGCATCTCAATCAAAAGAATTGGTTGAATATGCATTGCCTACAATAAACAGTTTGCCAACTGGCAAATTCATTGCAACATCAACACCATCTGGTGACAACATCTTCAAAAAGTTGTGGCTTGGTGCAATCAACAAAGAGAATGGCTTCTTTGCAATTCAAGTTAATTGGTGGGATGTTCCAGGCAGAGATGACAAGTGGAAACAAGAACAGCTGGCAATTCTTGGTGAAGATGCATTCAATGAGCAATACAACTGTGTGTTCTTGTCAGGCTCAACATCTGTTCTTGCAACTCATGCCATTGATGCAATTGCAAGACGTTTGCGTGATTATGTGCTTGTGCCTCATGCAAGACTTGACAATGTGCTGAGATATTTGATGTTCGACAAAGATGTGCATGACACAATGGAGCCAAACTTGTTCATGCAATGGCACAAAGACATCAACATTGAGCAACTCAAAAATGAAGTTTGCTTTGTCACCATTGACATTGGTGAAGGCTTGAACCAAGATTACTCTGTGATGCACTTCTTTAGACTTGTCAAAACTCAAAAAGTTGTTGAAGTCGAGTCTTATGACGAATATGATGACTTTACAGATGAAGAACGTGCAGCATTTAGAGAAGCAGTAGACTTTGCTCACAAAGAAGCATTAGCATCAAATGCAAAGTTTGAAGCATACAAACGTGCATTGCTTGACTTGGATGATGACAATGATGAAGATGCTGACAATGATGATTGGATTGATTCTGACGAATATGTTGACTATGACTCAGATGATGCAGCAGACACAGACATATCAATGATGCTTAACACATCTGCAGAAGAAATTGGACTGTTCAGGTCAAATGTCACATCAATAAAAGTTCTTGCACTTTATTTGCAATTCTTGTTGAAGTTTGTCTTTGATGCAGAAAAGTTCAAAATTGTATTTGAACGCAACAAATATGGTGGTGAATTCAAATCATATTGTTCACTTGAACGTGCAAAAGGCATTGCAATTGATGAAGAAATGTTTGCTTGCTTCCCATCAAGACTTGGTTCTGAAAAGCTTGTTGCAGGCATTACAATTACGCCTGGCACAAAACCGCTTTATGTTAGAGCATTCAAAGATGCTACAGAGTCTTCAAAACTCATTTTGAACAACATTGAGACTCAACGTGAATGTCAATATTTTGGCAAACTCAAAAATGGTTCTTATGGTGCATCACCAGGTTTTCATGATGACATTGCAATGACTTGTGTGCATGCAGCAGCATTCATGGATGAGCGCAATGCAGATTGGCTTGCACTTGTTGACATTCTATATTCACTTGAAGAACAACAAGCACAGTGGGGTGAAGATGCAAGCAATGATGATGTTGATGACGGCTATGGGATTTGACATGTTAACATGTTGCAGTTGCATTGTAAAAGAATGTAAATGTATAGTGTTAATGAATACCTGTTAAAAGTTAACAGATTTTTGATAAAAGTTGTGAAAAGACAATGAATGACAATGATTCAAAATGCATCAGAGTATACTGATTGTTATTAATAGTTAAATTTTAACAAACTTTTATATTAAACATAATATTTTCATTAACAAATAACCTATAGAATGTTATGTGATGTTAAAAATTTGACCGTTGAACAATGACTGTTAACAAGTGCAGTGTATCTCAGATACATGTAATGTCAGTTATTTATGTCAACTGTTAAAATTTAATTAAAATTAATATTAAACATAATATTAAAATTAACCAGAAACTATTTCCAACTTTTGCAAATTTGTTTGTCATGCAATCAAAACATGCTTTGTGATACAACTTGACTTTGAAATATGTTGCAATGATGCTTGACAACTTCAAGCATGTACATATTTCAAAATTACAAAACACATGCAGACACAGACTTGCATTTCACAACAAGCAACAAATGTTTGCATCTAACAACAAAATCATAAGAGATGGACACTTCACTGACACAATTCAAATCAACCGGTACTTACCGGCAATTTATCGACAACACCTTGCTCGAAGATTTGCCATACCAGGTTGTTAGACTCCTTGTGGGTCAATTCAAGAAAGGCGCTGTCAACAAAGCTGTGTACATCAAAGACGTTAATGAACTGCACGATAAATTCGGCCAAAGAGACAAGTCTCTTGAACGTGCTGGTTGCTTCTCGACTTTGATTGCAGAACAAATGCTGGCAATTTCGCCAATCTATGTTTTGAATTTGCGAGCATTTACAGATGCAGACAAACTTCAAAGAATTTCAATTGCTGCCAATGCATCTGCTGAAGACAGCAAAGTAACTGACATAGCATTTACGCAGGTTTATGACACAACAAACTTCTGGAATGTCGAGCCTTTGAATTTGCTCAACAAACTTGGAACTGCACCTGCATCTTTGCTCAACTTGTCAACTGTCACCAACAAAAATGTTACAGTGTTTGTGATGCCTACAAGCAGCACTTCATATGACTACACTGTTCAAAAGGTACAAGAACGTTATCCAACAATGTATGTGCCTACTTTGAAATGCACAGACAAAGTCAAAGACTATCTTGTTGATGTCTATTTCTTTGCAAATGACTTCACCAAATATGAAAGTCTTGCAGGTTCTGCAAAATATGGCAAGTACTTTACAGACAATGGTATCAGACGAATTGTTGATGGCGAACCTGGCGCTGCTGCACTTGCAAAAGTGACAGAGTCTGGCTACATTGGCAAGGTAACAGGCTCTTTGAACACTGACCTGCTTGACATCAATGGCAACAAGTTGTCACTTGAAGCTGCAATCAACGCTGTCATTGATACTACAGGCGTTGTCTGCAAAATCAATCCTGAAAGCATTGATGAGTACTACAACTCAAATGACGAAGATGGCGCACGTTTCATGCGTTCAATCGACTTGCTTGGCGTCAATGGCATCAAAGTTGAAGTTGAAGGACCGACAATTGAAAAGACTGGCGACACATATCTTGGCTGCACAACACCTGAAGTTGTCAAGAATGAATATGAAGTTGAGTTTGGATATGCCGACTTTGCTGCTACAAAAGACCAGTTCAATGAAGACACATTCAGCATGCTCAATGGTGTCATGCTGCCTGTCATCAATGGTCAAGCAAACTTGACAAGTTTCTATGGTCCGGTGATGCCAATTGCAGTTGGTGACATTGTAGTTGGCAACAATGGTCAGCCTTGTCGCTGCACAAGCAGATACAGCAAAGCTCAATATCTTGCAATGCCGAAGCTCAACTCAAAAGAATTGCCATTGCAGGCAGATGGCACTGCATTCCCGCAAAATGTCAATGGTGTGTTTGTATATCCGGAAGGCGAATCATGGGCAGGACAACCTGTTGAATATGATGAGTCGACTGGCAGACCTCTTGACAAGCCAAAATCAGAAGGCGGCTCTGTCATGGCAGAAGTTGAGCCTGACGAAGAGCATCTCAAAATTTTGCAAGACAACTTTGGCAAGATGCAAAACTTGATTGAGTACATCTTTGATGACGAAATCTGGAGCAAGGGCACTTTCAAAGCAGAAAAGTTTGCTGCCATTGACTTTGAAGGCAATGACATTGAACTTGATGTTGCAAAAGCATACACAGTTGCTCGGTTTACTCCAAGATGCATTCAGTCAGACTCATTTGTCGGCTACTATCTGAAAGGCGTTGCATTGCGCAAAGAACAGTTCGTCAATGGCACTGCAGCACGTCAAAATGAAATTTTGAGTCAACTGTTGTCAGGCGGCGTTTACCGCAGCTTGATGGATCCGAAGCAAATCAAATGGCGCTATGTTGTTGACCCATTCAAGACATATATTGAAGGCAACGCAAAATATCAGTTTGCCAAGATTTGCAATGACTCAAAACGTGCAATTGCATTCTCAAGTTTGCCGACAAAATATGACATGATGACATCAACTGACCCGTACTTCAAAGCTTCTGCAAGTGGCCCAATTGAAGCTGAGTACATGGCAGCAGGCGGCAACATGGAATTGCCTTATAGCAAGTTGTTTAGCTTTGCCGGACAAGACTATGGTGCACCGTTCATTGGCTACTTTGGCAATGTAAGATACAACAATGGCATTGATGACATGGTCATTCCTGCTACAGGCATCATATCAAATGCTTACATGAGAAAGCACATGGAAGCAGGCAAGCATGTTTGGGACATTGTTGCTGGTTCTTTGTGGCCAATTGCCGGTGAAGGTGTAACTGACATTGACTTGTTTGTGTCTCAAGGCCAAGGTTCTGACTTAGACTATCTTGAGCCTGCAGGTTGGGACTGCTTGCAAATTGACAATGGTGTCATTACAATATTGAATGACCACAGTGCTCAGGTTTCATATGAGAGTGCATTCTCATATCTTGACAATCTTGAGTTGCTCATCTACGTTGCAGACGGCATTGAGCCATATTTGGATGCCAAACGGTTCAAGCGCAACACTGCTGCAGCACGTCTTGATGTCAAGACAAAAGCTGATGCATTCATGGAGCAGATTCTGAGTGCAGGTGGCATTGTCAGCTATGAAAACGTTTGTGACACTTCAAACAATGACGAGGAAACAATCGCAAGAGGCTATATTGTTCTTGACACAACGATTGTAAATGCGCAAGGTATTAGAATTGCCGTGCATCGCACGTACCTTGAACTTGGAGCATAAACAAGTGCAACATAACACTCAAAGTTGATGCAAGCACAACAAACTTGCATCAACTTCTCAACAACTTTCAAACTCTTTCACCATGAAACGTTCAATTTTGATTTGCTGGCTTGCTGCATTTGCAATTGCATTGTTGCTTGTCATTGTTTTGTCTGCTACAAATGTTTGTAGTTGGTGGTGGTTAATTGCTGTGCCCTTTGTTGCAACAACAGTTGCTGCAATCTATGCAGTCATCTTGTTCAAACAGACAAAGCCTGACAAAGTTTGCACTGGTGATGGCATTGCACACATGGAAATTGAAGCAGATCAGCCATGGGAAAAAGACTTTGAAGTTGTTTGACATCACATTTTTCAAACTCAAAACTTTATCATATCATGCCAAAATTGCCTCACATCAAAAACAGTGTAGTCACTGCAGAATTGGCTGAACCGATGTTCAAATCACTGTATGAGATACAGTTGATGCCACCTGCAGGTGTTGTTATACCTGACCACATTGATGAGCAAATCACCAGTGTTGGTGGACTTGATACACTTGAAGCAGCGCCTGATGTTGTGACTCAGAATTACCAAATGGGCCAGAAACGTCAATTCTCTGCTTTGACAGTTTCAAACATTCACAATTTGTCACTGAGTATGAACCTGAACTTGCATGGCCCTGACTCAAATGACCCAATGATTTTGAATTGCTTCAATGCTTGGAATGCAAAGAGACGCAATCCGAAGACAGGCGCAATGGGTCTCAAAAAGGACTACATTGGTCAAGTTGTTCTGTCTCAATTCAATCAAGTTGGAACGATTTGGAGACTCGTTACATATCGTAATGCATTTCCAAAAACGAAGCCGACTGGAATTGACTCAGTTGACAAAAACAGTGACGATATTTTCAGTTGCAGCGTAACAATCACATCTGAAATTGCAGATGTTTTGACCATTGGCGAAAGCTTCTAAAACTTGCACCAATACTGCAACTCAAAACGACATTTGATTGTTTTCAGCGATAACAATCATTTTGAAGTTTGTCCACTTTCCTTGAAAGCACTTGCAAATTTGCAAGTGCTTTTGTTTTGTGCAATGGTTGAAGTTGTTGGAGAAATTGTGCAATGACAAATGAATGTGAAGTCGAAGAGTTGGTGAAAGTTGTTGTGCAATGATGGTGAAAGTTGTTGTGCAATGATGGTGAAAGTTGTTGTGCAATGATGGTGAAAGTTGTTGTGCAATGATGGTGAAAGTTGTTGTGCAATGAT